GTACAAAGTCAGAGCCTAGAGCTACACCGAAACGCCCTATAGAGTAGTAGCCAGTTTGCCTGCAATTTTTGAAATAAAAATCAAAAAAGGTAGGTGAACTATATGGCTAGTACGACAGTAACGCAAATTAGCCTGGAATTAAATCTGATACAGAAAAAATTTAATGAGCAGCTCAAGGGCGTAAAGAATATTGCAAAAAACGCTGGAAAAGATATAACTTCCGAATTTGATAAATCTTTTCGCAATATGGAGCAAAGTGCAGATAATACTACTAAAAAAATGGAAGAGTCTTTCGAGGATGCTGGAAAATCCATGTCAAAGGCTGTGGAAACCTCAAATGAAGAGATAAAGGCAATTTTAGAGGATACGGAAAGAACAGCTAAATCAAAGGCGGCGAGCATTGCAGCAATTTATAAAAAAGAGGGATTGTCTGCATCCGAAGCAATGCAAAAGGCATGGTCTCACATTGATCGTGATAGCATAAATTCTAAATCCAAGACTTCAAAAGGAACAAATGACGTAAAGGACGCTTCGTTTGAACCTGTCGTAAAAAAATCAAATTCTGTTTTTAGTAATTTTTTCAATAAAGTCAAGAAGGATGCTAATGATACTTCAGAAAGCATGAAAAAATCTTTTACCGGTGGCTTTAATGGTATTACGGATCTAGCAAAAAAAGCTGGTGGAGCTATTGCTGCTGCCCTTGCGGTTGGAAAGATTGTAGATTTCGGAAAAGAATGTATTGAGCTTGGCTCGGATTTATCCGAGGTGCAAAACGTAGTAGATGTTACTTTTACCCAGATGAGGCAGCAGGTTAATGAATTCGCTCAGTCTGCTGCCAAAAACTTCGGTTTATCTGAGACGATGGCGAAGAGATACACGGGTACACTTGGAGCAATGGCAAAAGCCTTTGGTTTTACAGAACAAGAAGCCGCAACGATGTCAATGACCCTAACAGGGTTGGCAGGTGATGTGGCTTCTTTTTATAATATCAGTCAAGATGAAGCTTTTACGAAACTTAAGAGTGTCTTTACGGGTAAGGTTTTGCCCGTGTAAAATTGCGCAATATCGGTGAAGGCTAAAGTAGAAATTAAGTTTATTGTATGGTAGAATAGCATCAAGGAGATGATGAATTGAAGCCATACGGATATATTTACAGGATTAAAAATAACGAAAATGGTAAATGCTATATCGGGCAGACTATAAATGGATTTGATCATAGATACGCAAGTGCTGGTGGGTGTGATATCGAGAGAGTCTATAATTTTTGGGCAGGAAAACGAAGACATAATCAAGGATATAATAAGCATCTCGTTTCAGCAATTGAAAAATATGGTTTTTCGGCATTTGATATTGAAAAAGAATTTGATGTAGCATATTCAAAAGAGGAATTAGATAAAAAAGAGGACGAGTATATACGAAAGTTTGATTGTATTGCAAATGGATATAATCATAAAGGTGGCGGAGCACACGGAAAATACTCCGAATCGTCCAAAAAGAAAATAAGTGAAGCAACAAAGAAGTGGATTAAAGAAAAAGGGCATCCATCAGCAGGAAAGAAAAGAACTAATGTTTCGATAGAGAGGATGCGAAATGCTCAAAAAAAGTATTTTGAGACGCATCCAGGAACATTACTTGGGGTTCCAATGAGTGACAGCACAAAGCGCAAATTAAGTGAAGCCCACAAGGGAAAGAAATTGACACAGGAACATAGGAGAAAAATAGGACTAGCGTCGTCTGGCAAAAATAATCCTGCTGCAAAAAAGGTGTACGTTTATGACCAAAAATGGAATTTGATAAAGTCCTTTGATACAGTCAATGATTGTGGGGATTGGTTGATTGATAATGGGTATTTCAAATCGGAAGCTTCTTCAACGAAAACAAGACGTGCTACAATGCGAACACTTATTTCAAGAAACATAAAAAGAAATCGCCCATTTGCAGGTTTTAATCTTTCATATAAACTTATTGAGACAGTGGTATGAACACTGTCTTTTTTGTACCATGCTAATACCGAGATAATCGTACGGATTGCGAAAGGCTGTGCGACATCGTAGAGCGTAGAGAGTGAATAAATATAATCTCTCCAAGAGTGCGCAACATACCTGTTGGTATGAAAATGTACGCCAAGCAGGGACGGAGAACCGTCCGATGGAAATGAGGGAAACCTCCTGAGAGTAAGATAAAAAGCTTACTGATAACAACAATTTGGAAACAGAATCACTAAAAGATCTTGGCATTGTATTAACCCAAACTGCTCTTGACGAATTTGCTTTATCTCAAGGTATTTCTAAGACTACATCCGATATGACGGAAGCCGAAAAGACGGCTCTACGTTATAAGTTTGTTATTCAGCAGTTAAGTGGGGCGGCGAATGACTTCTCCAGAACAAGTGATTCCTGGGCAAATCAAGTGCGTATCCTTAATCTCCAATTTGATTCCTTTAAGGCTAATATTGGACAGGGACTTATTAATGTACTTACACCAGCTATCAAGGCAATTAATACCTTGATGGAAAAATTAGTACAACTCTCGGCAAAATTTAAAGAGTTTACGGAATTAATTACCGGAAAAACATCCGATTCCAGCGGAACAGGTTCTACGGCATCCGATTTGGCTGGAATAAAAGACTCGGCAGATGATGTAAAAGATTCTGCAAAGAAAGCAAAAGAAGAAATTCGCTCTTTGATGGGGTTTGATCAGATTAATAAACTTTCTGACACGGAAGAGGAAAAAGATGCTGGAATAGATATTGACTCTGGACTTGGAAGTGCAGCAGGACAAGCAGATAAAACAGGTAGTGCCATAGATAAGCTAAAGGATAAATTAAAATCCTTATTTGATTTATTTAAAAAGGGATTTGATTTAGGATTTGCAGATGCAGATTTAGAGAATCTATTAAAACAAGCAAGAAGAGTTAGGGATGCCTTAGAAGCTATTTTTACAGACCCTAGGGTAGTTAATGCGGCGAAAGGGCTTGGAAATCAAATAGTAGAGACACTAGGGGTTATAACAGGCTCTATTGCTAGAGTAGCGGTAGAATGGGGTGCGGCAATTCTTGCAGGTATTGCAGATAGCCTAGAAAAAAACAGAGAGTATATTGTAAGTAAACTTACAGAAATTTTAAATACCACGACTGAAATTGTAGACCAGATAGGTAGGATTTTTCTAACTCTTGCAGATATTCTGACCGCACCGCAGGTGCTAGAATCCTTAAGAGGATTATCCGAAAGCATTACTACGTTCTTGGTAACGGCTACACTTTCGGTTACAGATATTGCTACAAAATACGGACTTGCTATCATTACAGGTATTGCAGACAGCTTAGAAGAAAACAAAGAATCTATATCAGATAAATTAAGTAGTATTTTAGATAATTGTAGTAGATTTTTTGATGATTTAAGCGATCTTTTCTCGGCTTTGGATGAGATTTTTACAGCACCAGAAGCATTAGAAAGTCTAAGACAATTATCTTCCGATATTACAACGATATTAACAGACTTAACATTAACAGCTCTTGATATAGTGACAGGATTTGGCACGGATTTGATGGAGCTTATTATTACTCCGATTGTAGACAACAAAGAAAAAATTCAAGAAGCGTTTAATGGCACGCTTGAAGTTATTGCTTCGGTGGTAGGAACTATAGAGGAATTTGTTACTAATACTTGTGAAAAAATAACAGAGCTTTACGATGAACATATAAAACCTTTTATGGAATCCTTAAAAGAGGGAATTTCTGAAATAGGTGGAACACTATTAGATGGATACAATGAATACATTGTACCTGTTTTAGAAGGATTGGCTGATAAATTTGAAGATGTGATGGAAAATCATGTACAGCCGATGATGGATTCTTTTATTGATGCACTAGGAAAAATAACAGATGCGCTAAAAAGCGTTTGGGAAGAGACACTACAACCTTTTATAGATTGGATTGCTGAGAATATAATGCCAGCACTTAGTCCTATAGTGGAATGTATCGGGGAGACATTTCTTGGAGCTTTGGAGAAGTTAGCAGATGGTGTAAAAGTGGTCGTTGAAAAACTAGGAGACTTTGCGACATGGTGCAGTGACAATCAGAACACAATTATAACGATAACAGAAGTGGTAACAGCGTTCGGTGTGGCAGTCGCATTTTTAACATCGCCTATAGGTCTTGTCATTGTAGCTATAACTGCCTTGATTGCAGCTGGTGTATTGCTTTACAAAAATTGGGATAAGGTCAAGGCTAAGGCAAAAAGTATTTGGGAGGGAATAAAAAATACCATCGGTAAAGTAATAGATTCCTTAAAAGACAAATTTAATAGCTTTAAGAGTTTTGTAGGTTCCATTTTTGATGGAATAGCACAAAAAGTAGGGGGTGTATGGGATAAAATCGGAAACGGAGCAAAAAGCGCAATAAATCTTGTAATTGGCGCATTAAATACGCTGATTGACGGATTAAACATGATAGATGTTCCAGACAGTGTACCTGTCCTTGGTGGAATTGGAAATATACCGCATATTCCGGCACTTGCAGAAGGTGGCTATGTAAAAGCTACCACCCCAAGACTTGCCATGATTGGAGACAATACAAGGTATGGAGAAATTGTTGCACCAGAGGACAAGCTTCTTGAAATGGCAAAAATGGCAGCACAGATGTCTGGTGGAGGAAACAATGCAGAACTCTTGGCAATTCTAAAAGAAATCCTAAATTTCTTAAAAACGCATGAAATTGTTGAAATTGATCCAGAAGCACTTAGAAAATGGTTTATAAAGAAAACGAATCAAAATACAATGGCGACTGGAAATCCAGAGCTAATAACATATTAAAGGTAGGTGGAGAAAATGGCGGAAATTACAGCGAATGGTGTTGCAATGCCATCACCTACGCAAATTAAGGTGAGCGACGAAATTATTTGGTCTTCTAACACAGGGAGAGTTACAGATGGCTCTATGGTAGGTGATGCTATAGCAGAGAAGACAACAATAGCAATCACATGGGAGATGATAACGGAAGCTGAGAGGTCAAGCATTAAAAGTGCTATGGTGATAGGATTTTTTCCTATCACCGTCTTGGGCATATCCATTACATCCTATAGAGGAAATATACAGAGCGATGCACTTGGAATAATCGATGGGACCACATATTATAGGACGGTTACTGTAACCGTTATACAGCAGTAAGGGGTGACGGTATGCCTAGTATAGTAACAGAAGCATACAGAACAGCAATAGACACAGGAAAAAGAGGGAAGTGGAACGCAACTGTTTACATAGATGGTAAGGCGATTACAGGGAAAGATGTAAAAAGCATTAAGCTCGAAGAGATGGAGCTTGAGGGCAGCAGTTTAGGCATAGGCTCGGTTGTTAGCTCTATAGTGTATATTACGCTCTTAAACAACAATATTGAATACTCAAATAAAAGTTTGACTTTTACGATTGAGTTAAATATGGGTATATCCAAACAAGCTTTCACTTTCCAGACTTTTTATATTACAGAGGCAGAGCCAGACAATGAGAAAAAGACTGTAGATATTGTTGCTATGGATGGGATAAAAAAGACTAATATTCCATATGTGACAGCCTTAACATATCCAAATACCTTTGAAAATGTAGCGAAAGAATTCGCTAGAAAATGCGGACTCAAATTTAATGATAGTACTGTGTGGGATGATATTACAATCAAATCCCCCATCGAGGAAAGCACAGTTAGAGGAGCGTTTAAGGTACTCGGGCAACTCGTAGGAAAAAACCTGATAATGAATCGTAACTCTGAACTAGAGTTTCGATTTTTTAATCAAACTGATATTAAGATTACACCTAATAAGACCTATACAGGCGGAAAAATCGGAGATGTGCTTTCTTATATTTATTCCGTATCAATGTCGGATGGAGAAAATACTTATACAGCCAGGGGAACTAGTAAAGGATCAGGATATAATGCTATTAATTTGCAGATTAATAATGTCTATGCTACCCAAGCGATTGTAAACTCTGTTTTAGATAAGATTAGTCTTGCGTATCGTCCAGCTAATTTTTCTTTTATTGGGGATCCATCCGTTTGCGTAGGGGATATTGTTACCTTAGTAGATGCAACAGGAATCGAACATTCTGTTCCTGTTATGAAAAACATACTCGAATACGATGGAGGAGTGAAAAATTCTGTCGAATCCTATAGCGAGACGGAAGAAGCACAAGAATTAACTCAAAATGTAAAGAAGGATGTTATTAAGAAAAGCGAATTACTGGCAGAAGCATTAAAAAAAGCTAGGGATTTGATAGACGAGTGGTCTACAGCTGGAAATGTGTTATACGGACAACATGAACTTGTCATCGGGGATTCCGACACGATTGAAACGTCGATGAATTTGTGGAGATGGAATCTTGGTGGATTAATGCATTATTCGCACGGCATTGATGGTCCTGTCGATGATGCTGGCGTGGCTATTACAATGGATGGACACATCAATGGCAAATACATTACTGCAAATACCATATCGGCAGAAGCAATAAGCGTATCTTATAGACAAACGGTACAAAATGGTATCGATGCAGCCAATCAAGCTGCTGAGGATGCAGAGACAAACGCTAACGCCGAAACAGACAGAAAATTAGAAAATTACTGGACAACTGAACAAGTAACCACTGCTATCTCTAATGCGGATAATGCAGTAAGGATGTATGTAAAAAGCGCAACAGAAACAATAATAAAGAAAAATTATATCATAAATGGGGAGCAAGAAAATATAGCCCTCGATTCTTTTTCTTTTAACGGCTCCTGTGCGACAGCTACAATAGTAAATTTTCTTAATACAAAATGTATTAAGATAGAATTCGTAGAAGCTGGTACGTTTAGAATAACCCAATCCATCGGTGTTTTAAAGGGGAGTTTCGAATTTTCCATTGATACAGCGTATCCAGAAGAAAAGGAACCGACTGGAATTTCTTGTGAATATGGAGGATGGTGGCTAAAATTATCTCTTCCAGATAAGCCAAATGAATTTACTACAATTGGCAGAAGCTGGGAAGCTGATGGTACTAGTAATGAAAAAGATGCACTCATTAATATCAGTGGAGAAGTTGGTGATATATGTTATATAACGAATATTAGATTCTTGAGAAAAGTACAAGAAGCGTTAGATGATTTAGAAGCGAAAGTTGATGTTGAAATAGGTAAAATAAATTTGTCCGTAACGGATATCTATGAAAACATGGAGCAAAATCTCATTATGGATGGGGATTTTAAAGATGCTAATATTGGATCATACTGGCAACTTACAAATGAAGATGATATTTCAAGGGCAACGTTTTTATCTAAGCGATGTGCTAAGATTTCAAGTGCATCTTGTGTTTTAAGGCAATACATGAAAGTTCAAAAGGCAGGGACGTATACTTTAAGATTTAAAGTCGCTGGAAGCTCTTCTAGTGCAGTAGTAAATTATAACATTCATGGTACAAATTTTTCTTTTTCTCCGCTATCTTCCAGCGAGTGGCAAACTGTTACAAAAGATATAGATTTGCCAGCCGGAGAGGTATTTAGTGTATATTTTACAAGCGCAGTAAGCGGAACAATAGTATATATAACTGACGTAGAATTCATAGGGTATGTGGGAAGCGGATATTCTCAGTCTTATATAAGGATTCTAAAGGATTCTATAACTTCTCAAGTGGAAAAAGCTACTGAATTGGAGAAGAGTATTTCTACCGTAAAGCAAACGGCAGATAATATCAGTACAGAAGTTAAGAAAAAAGTCGGAAATGACGAAATAATTTCTAAAATTAACCAGTCTGCTGAAAGTGTAACAATAAGTGCTAGCAAAATCAATTTAACTGGCTCTGCCGTACAGGTGGCCTTCAATAAATGGGATGACACAATGAAGTTTCATAGTGTCTCGATGGACAGTGAGACTACAGCCGCAATGTCCATCTATAATTCTTCTGGGAAACTAAAAATGAGATTGCATTCTAAAGGTGCGCAATATTACAATCCTAGTGGAAAAAGAATAGGCTTAATCGGTACGCAAGAGTTCAATAGTACGGGAAAATATTCACTCGAATTTAAATTGAGAGATAATGGAAGTTATATGACTTGGTATGATGAAGCTAATAATATTATGACCTGGTCATATATGAAAAATACAGTCGGTAGTTTTGGCAGTGGCACGCTGCACGCTCAAGTGCCTATACATATGCATGGATTTACAATTTTTGATGGATATTTTTCTTCAACATCTGACGAACGTCTGAAAACTAATATCATTGATGCGGATGTATCAGCCCTGGAAGCTATAAATAGCTTGGAAATGAAACAATTCGATTGGATTGAAAGTGGGCAGCATGATGAACTGGGATTAATTGCTGATCAAGTTTTGGTGGTATGTCCTGAGATGGTGACAAAATCGGAACCATGGCTAAATATTAATATGAATAAAATACTTATGTATTTAGTGAAAGCAGTGCAAGAATTGTCGGAAACATTTTTGGGAGATGTTGCATTATATTCTGACCGTCCTAAATACAAAGATGATACATACACCTTGGAGCAAAAGAAAGAAATTATACGAAAGCATAAAGAAATGCTAACGTTGCAAGTTAATAATATTAATACTGAAGAAAAGATTGTAGAAAATATTGATATCGAAGAAAAGATTATAGAATAGGAGTGTTTTCATGAATAAACCAATCGGTGAAGTTATTACGATTGCAACAATGGAATGCGTAAAATCAGTTGAGGGGATTTGTAATAAATATAATCTTCCAGCAAGTATTGCAGTCGCGGTTATAGATAAGATAAAAGTAGATTTGCTTGAAAGCAAAGTGCAAGAGGTGATTATCATGCACAGTCAAGAGGAGGAGAAGTTAAAAAAGGAATATGAGACACAAATTAATGACTTGCGAGAAAAATTAGATAAGCTTTCCTCTGCTGCTGATTCAAAAGAGAAAGATAAAAAAGAGGTATGCAAGAGGAGCGAAGAAGGTGAATTGTAAGTGAACCAAATCCTGATAGATACATATACAATAGCTTTGCCTATTTTGCTGGGTTATATTGTGTGGATTCTAAAGAAAATAAGAAAGAAGGTGATTAAGTGTTAACAGAAACGATTCTTACGATAGTCCTTGCTGCTGGCATCCCTTCTGCTATTACAAGTCTGTGTTTTTGGAAAATACAAAGAGAATTGGACAAAAGAGAGAAAGAACAGGAAGAAAAAGAGCGTGCAAAGAAAGAAAATGAGCTTCTGCTAATTAAGTTGGCGGGAGCTTCTTTAAGTCTTGGCGAGGCTACAGCAAAGGCGGTACAACGCATCCCCGATGCACATTGCAACGGAGATATGCATGCGGCGTTAGAGTATGCACAAGAGGTAAAACATATGCATAAAGATATGCTGTATGACACAGCGATTGATAATCTTATTTGAACTGGAGGGATGTTTATGAGTAAAAATTTTAAAAGCTGGGCTAAATGCGCAGCTATAAGAGCAACGAAAACGATGGCACAGACAGCGGTGGCAATGTTGCCAGTCGCTGCTTCTATCGCAGATGTAGATTGGAAATGCGTAGCAGGTACAGCGTTGCTTGCTGGTGTTGCATCTATTCTTACTTCTGTAGCGGGATTGCCAGAAGTGGAAAAAGAAAAATAATAGGTTATGTTCCCGACATTATTGTCGAAAACATATAAATCAAAGTGAGCGGTAAGAGGGCGAGTAATCGCTCTCTTTTATTTTATAAAAAGGAAAGGAAGGATAAGTATGATTAGTAATAGTGGACATGATGAGCGCGGAAGATACTCTGGAGGTAAACCAGGAGACCAGACAGGGCAGGAATGGGCTATTCGCACCTGGTATAATAGACCTTGGACACATTGCATTGTATTTGAAGATGCGAAAGTAAGAGAATGTATTTGCCAGTTGTCTATTGAAGCGGCAAACAATGATAATGTTGGATATGACCAGGGAAACAGAACAAGCTATAATAAAGCATTAGAGGATGCAGGATTTAGACCAAAAAACATCAAGGTTAAATGTGAGGCTGATTGTAGCTCTGGCGTAGCCGCTAATGTGAGGGCTACAGGATATTTGCTTAATATTCCAGCTCTTAAAAATGTTTCTCCTGATGCTTACACAGGTAATTTAGTAGCAGTGATGAAAAAAGCAGGAGCAAAAATTTATACGGATAAAAAATATTTAACATCCGAAAAACATTTGAAGGATGGGTATATTTTGCTTTATGAAGGACACCATGCTTGTGTATATGTAGGAAATGGAAAACATACACATACAATCGGAAAAGTTGGAACAACAGGAACTACAAGCACTAAGATTTTGCGTAAAGGTGATAGCGGAAGCGCAGTAAAAACAATGCAGACAATGTTAATCGCTTGTGGATATTCCTGCGGCAGTTATGGAGCAGATGGAGATTTTGGTAGCGATACTTTAAAAGCTCTTAAAAAATTCCAGACGGCTTACAAATTGGAAGTTGATGGCGAGTATGGACCTCTAAGTAAAGCGAAGCTGGAAGCAGTATATAAAGAAAAAACCACATTCACTAAGAAATCTGTTACAGAGATTGCCAAAGAGGTCTTAAAAGGAAAGTGGGGAGATGGAGAAGAAAGAAAAAATAAATTAGAAAAAGCAGGATATGATTATGAAATAGTTAGAAAAAAAGTGAATGAGCTTGCGAAAAAATAGAGAATTTGTAATGCGATTTCTCTTGCAAGAGTAAGAGAAGAATTGTATTCTATAAATAGAGGAAAGATAGAATAGAGAAAAAATAGAAAAAGAAAGATGTGCCAAAAGAACCATGTTGCTACCGTGTGAAGTGACATGGTTCTTTTTTTTAAGCATGGTGTTACTGTCTTTAGTAATTGCAATGCAAATATTCATATAATTCATTTCATTTTTTATGCAGAGCAAGGTAATTCTTTGTGTATTTTATTCCAACGAAATTGGAATTTTCTTCGGGGTATGGGGCAAATATGGGGCAGAAATAGCGCAATATATTCGTTGTTTTGCCTTTACGAACTTATTTTAATTAGAAAAAATGCAATTTTTCCTAATTATTCGTCCTCACACGAAATTGCAAGTAAATTGAAAAAAGTTATTGAAACTCTAAGAATTTGGCTTAAATACTAGAGTTTAATCATGACTATTTTAAAAATGGGGCAGATATGGGGCAAACTAGAAAAAGTTTACCCTATTTATCTGCTCTTTATCTTTGCTCAACATCTTCTGAGTTACATGGATATAAACCTCTCTTGTCACAGGACTGCCTTTTTCATGTCCCAATCGTCTCGAAATAGCTTCATAGTCAACGCCATTCTCGGCCAGGATGGATGCATGAGTATGACGAAAAGTGTGTGGTGTTATATGTTTACACGTTATATTCCCACAAGTTTTTCCAACATATGCGAGATAAGCATCGTATTTAATTGGTTTTCCCTTGTCCTGGAAAAGAGTATCGCATCCGCTTGCAAGCTTTTCTGCCAAAGCTCTAAGTTTCAACTCTTTACATAATTCAAACAATTCTTCCTGGATAAAAATATCACGAACAGAGGAGCTATTTTTAGGTGTACCTACTTTTCTAAGAGATACCTCATAAGATTTTGTTATGCTTATGTTCTTATTTTGCAGATCTATGTCAGATGCAGTTAGTGCCAAAGCTTCATTCACTCTCATACCATTCAGTAAAAGGAAATTAGTAAGATCCTTATATTTCTTCTTATGCATTGCCTCTAGGATTGCTTCGTATTCAAATGCTTCTAAATACTTTTCTTCAACCTTCTTTGTCTTTTTTGCATTCTTGTAAGGGAGTAGCTTGTCAAGATATGCAGCGTCTTCTATTAAGTCATTCCTAAAACCCCACCTAATGATAGTTTTAAATTTTGCGAGATAGCTATTTAGTGTGGCAGCAGGCTTATCAACGACAGTGAAACATCTTTTTACGTATCTGGCGTTAAGTTGATTTGCAAGAGTTTCCTCTCCTATAATTTCATTTAAAATTTTACATCCGCTGACAAGCTTATTTAGGGTTGTGCCTTTGACGATTGTTTCTTGAGCAGTTAAATATTGTTGTGTCAAGTCGTGGAAGGTAAGAGGTTTCTGAGTCTTGGTCGCATAGGCAGATTCTAAAGTATTCTGTATCTTTGCACTAAGAGATGCCTGAGCGAGTTTTTTAGCCTGGGCTGTATTCTTTTCTAGAGTAACAGATACTTTCTTTTGCTTTCCTGTAAATGGATCTAAATACCTTTCTGCATAGCGATATTTTCCATTCTTTAATTTTTCAATCCACATAGTATCATCCTTTCTGATCTAAATTTTTGTACAAAAATAACACCCTGGTACTTGCCTGGATGCCCCGAAGA